GGCTTGATCCTGATGCTGGGACTATTCCGCCACCTATTGGCATAATAATTCTCCGTTAAAAGTAAATATCCCCATTTACTGCTGTTTAAATACCTATTGGTCTTGTGTTTTTACGCAAGTCCTTTAGAGCTTGTGCTGCTTCATCTCTTGCACCCATTTGTGGGTTTTTCCAATACTTAGAAAGGTCAAACTTATTAAGGGCGCTAGAGCTATAACCCATTGCTGAGTTAGGAGTTGGTTCTGCTGCTTGGCGCATCCAATCAAAATACTCTGCTGCTGTTTCGTGATTGGTCATGCCTTTGTCGAGCATTAGCTTTTCGATTTGGTCAATTTCATTTGCAGGGCGATTTAATCTTGCTCTGCGCTTGTCGAGTTCTTCTCTAGCATCACGCTCACGCAATTTAGCCTCTAAACCCATAACCCGTTCTTCTGCTGCGGTCACCTTTTTATTGGTGTAGTCCTCAATATCAAGTTCAGGTATGGACAATTCAGGCTTGACCTGTTTAGTCATGCGTAAAAATTCTTTGCGTGTTGCAGGATTGTCAGCTAACTGCTTTGCCAACATAGCCAATTCATCACGCTGTTCTAAAGACATATCTTCTAAACTCATCTCTTATCCCCTTATTCGTTAGATGACTTTTTTGGTATCGCCTGGCTTAGACATAGACATCATGTTCTTGTAGCCAGCTTTAGGTGCAGAAGTTAAGCCACCAAACTCTGAGTAGCGTGGAGTATTGATAACTTGACCATTTTTCTGATTATTGTCAGTAGGTCTGCGTGGCATTGAAGCGCCACGAGGTTTAAAGAGTTCCATAATGATTCCTTACATTTGTGGAGTTGCGGAAGGCATACCACCTGGCATACCGCCACCAGGAGGAGGAGGAGGCATACCACCAGGAGGTGGCATACCGCCAGGTGACATACCTGGGATTTTCGGAGCTGCTTGCATTGCTTTGCCTTCAGCCGTTGCTCCACCAGCTTGAGGTAATGTCTGCAACATCTGCATGATCTCAGTAGGTTGCAATTCATTGGTTTTAGCTTTCTTAGCACCAATTAAGCCAGTCAATGTACGAATAGCGCCAAGAACTTTTTGTCCTTCAGGTGATTCGCTTCCAAAAGCTGGAAGGACCTGCTCAAGCAAATCCATAGCCATTGAAATGTTAATTAGTCCAGCTTCACGATTACCCATCTTAGGTTCTGGAGTGGACATTGGTGAAGCCATTGGTGGAGCTGAAGTGTCGGACATCCCCGTTACGCCTTCAGGCGCTGGTGGAATCCCAGAAGGAGTAGCTCCATCTTTCTGAGATTTAATCATTTGCATTAGTTGTTCTGATGGTACGCCCATAAATTTTCCCTATCAATTTACTTCGTATCGTAATCTTAATCTATTGAAAGTCAAGTGGGGGGATATATTTTGCTTCCCTCCCCCCAGGGAGGGTATTCGGTCTGACCGAAATAATCTTTAGAGGGTTTTAGCCCTCATCCGATTATTTGCGAGCTTTACGACCTTTGCGTGATTTGCGTGCCATGAGATTATCTCCTTAAGCATACGGTCACCTATTTTAAGGGTAAGGCAGCCACAACCCTTTTTCCCGTGAAGGAGAAACTGTTACCGCCTTGACTTGCGGGATTTCTTGTAACTTTTACGCATGGTATCTCTCCAATTAGCTTATCCCCTAACTGAACGACCTAGATCCCTTGTTTTAGCAGATCTATCTAAACTTTTTACACCTTGTACACGATACTGCAAATTCGCAGGTTTCTCACCTCTTTTTAGAGATTCTGTTGTCACCCTTGGCTGATCTGCCTTTGGTTGTACATTTTTAGTTGCCATTAGCCTACCTCTGGTTCTTTCTTGCCTTTAGGAGCTGGAGCTTGCTGTTTCTTTTCAGGATTTTCAGCTTGCTCTTTTTCTTTACGCTTGAGTTTATCTTTTAACAATTGTTTCATCGGTGGTTCTAATAAGTCAAGTAATGATTCTTTATCAATAGCTTGAGCTTTAAACAGATTAAATGCAAGGGTTTTTAGATCCTCTGTAAAGATTGGGCTATTGCTATGCGCATCAACCTTAACTACATAATCCTTAGTAAATTGCTCTGGAATAAACGGTACATCTTCCGTATCCCTAAAATGGGTGTTGTCATATACTTGCATGAGCTTAAGGTACAGCGTAGCTACCTTTTCCAAGCTATCTTCCACAATCAATGCACGCTTTTTAGCTCTTGAAGAACCAAGTCTTGCTAATTGGCTTGCATGACCTTGTGAACGAACCCCAGATTCACCTTTTCCTGATAACACATTGGATATTCCCGATACTTCGGCAAACATATTATCAATTTCGTGAATAACCTCAAATAAATCAGGTGGCATATTCGGTGCAAGGCGATCTGCCTTTGCATTAGGCATATCACTAGACAAAAGACCGCCAGCTCGGTTAAGAGCAAAGTTTTTCTCATCTAAGATGCCAGTAAAGCCCGTCAACGCTGTTGGTGGGTTTACTTGCTTAGATAACAAGTCCAATATTTCAGTCATACGGGTATTGCGAAGTTCTTGAAGCAACAATAATTGTTGTACTTCAGATGCACCCCAGAAATAATCGTATAAAGGGTTAGGAGCAATCTGAATGAAAGGACACTCACCCTTTAAGAATAAGGATGCGCCAGGTCTGTCATAAATAATGACATTAGGAGCTGCCATCGTAACTACCTGATAATCCTCAGTGTCATCGTTCCAACACCACAATTCAGTCATCTCAACGGTATCTTCAGCTACTCTAGCCTTGTAACGGTTCATGCCGTACAAGTCCATATTCACATTACCGTAGATGGTAGGATTGGTTTGGCTCATTACAATACGGTTTACAGCCTCTGGAATGTCCGATTCAGATACTTTTGTACCTGTCGAAAGCCTTGAAACTATAGATTCCCGCTTGGGATGTGAATACAGACGGGCATATAGCTCCGACTTGGTAATGTAGTAAGTTTGTACAATGGCTTCTTGCCTGTCTGTATAGGGTGTGTCCTCCCGCAAAACGCCAATAGCAGAAGGTTCAATCATGTACGGATGAATACCGTTGTTGTAAACCAACTTAACAAAGGTAGTGTTGTACACCAAAGCCCATGTTAATGCGGTAGAAAACACTTGGTCGGCATTAGAATTAAGCCACTCATCATTTAATGCTTGAGTTAATGCGGGTGTTTTACGGTGTTCGTTAACTGGTGCTGATGCGCCAAGGGCAATTGAGAACCTAGTTGTTTCAGCAGAATACAAAAAGCTAGTAAGCTGATCTAGGTGTGGGTGTATTTTATTGAAATACGCAGGAGGCGATTCAGGTCCAGCTCCAAAAAGATAATAAGCTCGGAGTGTCGTGTAGTCACCCCTTCTTTCTTCTTTAGACACCATACACTTATTGATGATGTCTAAGTAAAAATCCTCACGACTTTCTCCATTTGGAATTTTCATTTTTTAATCTGTAAGTTTTGTGGATCTCTCATTGTAGCTCTAGGATCTATTACTGGACCAGATTTAATTCCTGCTTGGCTTGGTGAAAAACCAGTGGCTTCCGCTTCTTTGCCTAATGATGGTCCGACAGGTTGAGAGAAACGACCTGACAAAATAGATTGCATATTCATGCCTTGCGCACCGCCACCCCAGACCGCTGCATCCCCTGGGCGGGCTTCCCTTTGGGCTTCTGGGGCAGGGGTTTGTTTGATTTTGTCTTTGTTGACACCTCTTTTACGGGTAGCGTATTTTTCAGCTTGCTCGTATTCTTTTTCGGTAAACTTGTTTTTCTTGGTAAGGAAGTTTTCTTGGTGCTCGCCTTCTCTTGTGGATTTGATGTTTGACATTCCAAATTCCATAGCGAGTTGCTTGAGGTTTTTATCTGCTGCCTTGGTTTTAGCACCCATGAGGCTCGGAGCTTGCAAAAATACGACCATAACTTGTTCATGGCAATCCTTCATTGGACATTGTGATTTACGGGCTTCAAAGTACCCATGTTTTGGACACTTGTAATCATTTACTACCGCCATTGTTATCTCCCCTTCAATTGTTCGTCAAGTGTTAAATCAGAATAATCATACCTATTGGTAATCCCTAGCTTAATCTTAATCTCTCCATTAACCAATTGCAATCCCGTAGTTCTTTCTAATGTTGGGCGTGCTTCTTTTCGATATTGGACAAATCGAGTGTTATCACGGTTTTGCATAATGGCTACTTCGCCATCTTTCCATTCTGTGTAGGCTTTTGATACTCGTCTTTGGACATATTCTGTGAGGGGTTCGGTTTCATACAAGAAAACATCCTTTAAATGCGATAAAGAGATGCCAGCTAGATCCGCAAACAAGGGCATAGAGATTCCCCTGTTCTTGTCTTGTAGAAAACGCTTCATTACCCGTCTTAATTCAGATCTAGGCAAAGAATTTTTAACTTTGTCCATAAACCCCAATTTTCTTTAAGTAATCGCTTACATTTCTTCCGACTGTGAGTTGCTCTGCTGTAAAGTCATCCTGTACCCTAGAAACTTGTCTGGTAATCTTCTGCGCAATAAGCCTGGGCTGCACCTGTTCGGCAAAGGCTGCACAAGCAAGGGCAGTAGCAATAACCCTATCATCCTTGTTGCGACCAGAGGCTTCAATTGATCCTCCGTCACGAATAGTGGTTTTCATTTCTTCAATGGTGTCCATATCCCAGATGTCAAGCATACCTCTCTCGAAGTAATCCTTCATGTAGGTGAGCATACGCTCTTTAGTGGCTGCTGTGGTCATCCAGCCAATAGAGTTACTCATGCCACCAAGGGTGTCGTTCCTACGCCAAATGTAGTTCTGCATATTACCGTACACATCCATGAGGTCCTTGCCTAAAGCTGTACCCATCGCAGCAGCTTGGCGCTTGAGGTTTCTCAGCTCATTGATGACCGCCTGACCTGGACCATTGATCTCTAAATTTAGTGTGGAGTTCTTATACGCTCCCGCTAAGTGAGAGATCACCCAAGCGAACTGATAAGTGTTTAATTCGCTAGTAGCAAAAGAGGCTACTTGTTCAAGACCGTCAGCATAAACCCGTAATACTTGGATGCAAAATCTGTCAGCCCAGTCAGAAGAACCGTAAGCAGGATCAGCTCCGATAACATAATAAGCAGTATCCACAGGTTCTTCCCAAATCTTGAGCGTGGCAAGGCGTTCTGTAGATTTAAGCACTTCCGTATCTTGGAAGTTAACACCAAAGCTGTAGCGGTAATAGTCACACTTAACTTTCTTGAGTTTTTTAACGGCATCAGTACACCTTGCGTTAGAAAAGAATGATGTTCCCGTCATCACAAAGGCATAGTCCTCGGTGGGTGGGAACTCCTGATACATCAGGCTATCATCTTTAATCCCTTCGTACAACTTCCAACGCCACCAAGCGATCTGGCGAGAATTGATCTCTACCCCGTAGAGCTTCTTAATATCCCTGACCCATTCCTTTTCTTCACCCGTGAGCTTGCCATCCCAGTACACTTTGTAGGTTTGACCTTCAGGATCTAGGCTATACATCTCATTACGCCACCAGCCACAGAAAATTGCCCGTTGGGTTCTAGCCCGTTTAGCAGTGGTGTACATATCGTGAAACATATTAAAGCCACGAGCTGTAGATTCAAAGGTGTACAGGCGATCAGGGTTGGTTTCTGCAAGGGAGGCTAACAGGGAAGCTAGTCCTTCTTCATCCCCCCACGAGGATGTTTCAGTTCCGTGTAGGAATGTAATACCCTTACCACGACCCAGACTTCCTTTAGCTCTAAGCCCAGCGACTTGATAAAACAGACGGCTGCGGTTCTTGAGGGCAAGAGCATTTCGGTTGTGAGTAAGGATCGGGATCTTATACTCCTTGGGCAAACCATCCATATACATAGCAAGGGTTGATCGGAACATATCTCGGTTTTCTTCCGTATCCGTTGTAAGTGTTCCCTGAAGCCCTGGGTGTGTGAAGTGCCAGTAGAGATCGAGTGCGAGTGAAATAGTGGTGATTCCAAGTTGCCTTCCTTTCAGGATGACAAAGAAATGGACACCATCCGCCAAGCCTTTAGCCATCTCATTCATGACATAGGTTTGCGAACCCATGAGGTTATCTAATTTGCGTAAGCCTTGCTCTTTGGTTTCAATTTTGAGCTGCCTACAAAAATGGTAAAAGTTTTGAAGATTAAACTGGCTCATGTAATGATCCAAGGCAATTTACCGTCAAACTTTTCTAAAATGCGCTTGTTGCCTTCAATAAAGAACTCAGGCTGTACTCCACAGCTCCCACCCATCCGAAAATGAAAGGTGTGTTTGCTTGTAGAGGTAAAGTTGGGAACAATACGGGTAGCTGCCTGATAGAACAGCCGATCTACTTGAGGATCTGGCTTGTTTAGCAAAATAGCCAATTGTTTGAGGTATTCGGTTTTCATGCCCCACATACACCAATCTACAAAGCGGTGTCCTGGTGCGTGCCAACAATCGTGTAGCTCTCCAAGGGCTTCGCAGTTGTCATCAAACAAAAAGTTGCCCTCCTTATCGTGAACCGATCTAAGGCTATAAGCCCAATCATAGCCCTCATCAATCTTATCCATGATACTTTTCACATGGTCAGGAGAATACCAATCATCATCATTACAAAAGAAGGTGACATCCTCGGTAATCAATTGAGGCGCTCCAGCTAACCACCGTTGCCCAGCGTACCCGTTCCCGCCAATCTTGCCATCCCAATAACAGACCTTTACGCAAGCATTGGCATAAAGCCTTCTCAGCTCTATAAAAGTATTAAAGTCCCCATCACACAAAATGTAATGCGTTGGGGTTATTCCTTCTTGGCTTGCAATAGATTTAAGGCAGTTTGCTAACTCTGTTGGGCGCTTGCCATTGGTTACGGTCACTACGGCACAGGTTTTCAATTGTGTTTATCCAATCTCTTTGTTTCAAAGTTAGGTAAATCCCAATAAGCCACCTTTAAACGGGCTACATGGTTCTTAGCAAGGCTAATTAAGCCGTCATAGGTCATTGAGCTGTACTTCTCACGCCACTCGCTTGCTAGGGCTATCTTTTGTTTCTTGGTCTTGCAAGAAATTGCCCTTAACATCTCAGTCTTATAAATTAGGCGCTCTTTTGATAACTGCTCAATGTCTGGCATCCCCATCCTCTGGACCATCGAGTATGGACTTGAGATAAACAATCTCTGCTTCAGCTTGCATCAATAGCTCTGAGGATTTAGCGTGAACTCGCATCAATTCATGGAAGATGTTTTCTTTGCTCATTTCCCAGATCTTTTGCATATATTGCTTTTTAGCTAGATCGCCAGCCTTCTCAATATATTGCTGAACTGATACCGCATCTTTTATTCCGTTCTCCATACTCGCACTCCTTCGCTTTCTTTTCTAGCTATAAACTTTTTGTTTAACTGCTTGCCTGTACGGTAGTTTGCATTACAGACAATTTGAATCTTCCCCGTTGGTATGAAAAAGCTCTCACCGATCTCCATACTCTTATATGGGTACACATTGCGCTTTTTCTCAGGGGGTATGGGAATATTTTTTTCAACAACAATATTCATGTAGTATTCTCCTTATAACTTCACTCATCATATACTACCATGATACACACATACAATGAATATCATCTAGGGGATAACCTAGTTCATCTTAATTATCTTCGTAAGGTTTGTGAGCAAAACCCTGACCTAGAATTCACCCATCACTGCAATCCGCAACACCACAGCCAACTAACTCCGTTGTTAGAGGATGTTCCTATTAGCTTGCAAGGATTAAGTATCCCGCCTGGCGCTCTTAATGCGTGGATAGGCTATCAGAACTTTTTTTACAACCATCAGGCTCGGCACAACTGGGTGGTATTTCACTTAGATTGGTTCAATTACCTTTCCGACAGGCTTGAAGTTTCCTCCCCTATGGCTTGCAGAGAGGACTTTTTGTTCGATTACCCCGCTTTAAATGTGCCCATTCCCATTACTTTTGATTACCTCATCATTAACGCTACCCCCAATAGTGGGCAATTACCCGACTTTGATGCTCAATTCTTTGCGAATCGGGTACGCAATCTTCTAAACGAGGGGTTTTCTGTCATCACAACGAACCCTACAGGCATGGGTTTATCTACTTTAGAGATGGGTTTAGATGTGACTGGCATCGGAAGTCTATCCAAATACTGTAAACACATTGAAGGCGTTGCTACTGGTCCGATGTGGACTACCTTTAATAAGTTCAATAAAGACAAGGTGTTAAGTCGCAAGTTCTATTGCGCTCATCAAACGGTTAACTTAACCGATACCACTACGACAATTCAAAAACTGTAATTTTTTTTGGGGGGAGCTGCGAGAGGGGTAACACCCTTTCAATACCCATGCCCAACTCAGAAGTCAGAATCTCTATCGTTTTATTCTGAATCATCCCAACCCCTATTTAAACTGATCCTATGCCTGTTTATAGCTGTGATCTAATGAGAGATGACCCCTACCCCTTATTGAATTGCGTAAAGGGGACAGAGTAGCCTACCTATGCTCTATTCAATTTATCGTCTTACCTATATATAAGACTATCTACTAACTACCTATATAAATAAACTTAGACGATAGATGATAGATATATATCTATACATATATTATATAGACTATAGACGATAGAAGATAGACTAAGGGAATGTACCTATAAAAATAATTGTTGACTACATCTATCTAATGTATATAATCATACTCATGTAGTCTAATTGTAGTTAAACACTGGTGAGAATCCAGACCTTTATAAGGAAATTAAATCATGGAAAACAAGGTATATCAACAAGTAACAGACCGTATCATCACTGAATTAGAAAAAGGTGCAGCACCTTGGATCAAACCTTGGACCACTCATTCAGGCAATGAAGATCAAAACATTATTAGCAAAAAACCTTACCAAGGCATAAACCGTCTTATCTTAGGTATGTCTGGATACTCTATGCCTATATGGGGATCATTCAAGCAATGGCAGGATCTTGGCGGGAATGTCAAAAAAGGTGAAAAAGGCACAATGATTGTCTTTTATAAGCAAGTATCAGGTGAAAAACCTACAGAATCAGGTGATAGTGAGAAATACGCCTATTCCTGCCTAAAGTCTTACTATGTTTTCAATATAGACCAGGTAGAAGGGTTTGAGATCCAAAAACCTGCAGCACCTGAAAAAGTATTCAATCCAGTACCAGACCTTGAGGATAGATTGATTAAGTCTGGCGCTAATATCAAGCATGGATCTAACAGCGCATTTTATAGACCGTCTGAAGATTCTATCCATTTACCTAATAAAACAGACTTTAAGTCTGAATCAGACTACTATGCTACAGCGCTGCATGAGTTAGTACACTGGTCTGGCGCTCCATCCAGGTTAGACCGTACCAAGGGCAAAAGGTTTGCAGATGCTGCTTATGCCTTTGAAGAATTAGTAGCAGAATTAGGCGCTGCATTTTTATGCCAAGATTACAAAATTGAAGGTGATTTACGCCATGCAGACTATATCGGATCATGGCTAAAGTGCCTGAAGGCAGACAATAAAGCGATATTTAATGCTGCAGCACTTGCGCAAAAATCTGCAGACTATATCAATCAATTAGACGCCATTAGTAATCAAGCAGCAGCCTAAACAGTGCCGTCTTATAGATCCTTGATACCAGGGATCTATAGGGTTTGCATTGTGCAGCCAAAAACCTAACTAATGGAGCTAAAAATGAAAACTTTTGCAGATATTAAGCGCAAACTAATTGAAGGCAATTCCTTGACAATGATCCGCCATGACTGGTATCCAGAAGGCAAACTAATGAATGTTTGCAGGGATATAGTCAAAAGGCAGACTAATGCCATTCAATTAGAAGGTGGATCATGGCTATACCTTGATAAAACAGCAGCAGACTACATACCTACAGGGGATCATTCATTCCTGGTACGCCTAGATCAAGATAAATTCATGGAATATAGGATCAATTGATTATGACTATCAAGGATAAATACAGCGCTTACCTTTATTTATGCGCTAAACAAGGCATTAAGTCATTGTCATACACTGCCTGGATGTCTGTAAACAAGGTAGGATCATTGTTTTAAGCGCTTTTTAGGGGTTAGATGGTATCTATCTATCATCTACCCTTTTTAATCGTCTTATATCGCTTTTAAATCGTTTTACTAATTTTCGAGGTATTTATGAGAAATAATGATATTTATACTATTCAACGCAAAATCTTTATAAAGAAGAAATATTCCCTCATGCGTGCGCAAGGGTTGATAAGTAAAGATCAGTTAATTGATTTGGTAGCAGTATTTGGTGGTTTGCTACTGGTTTGGCTACTGTTAGCATTGTGAGAACCCCAAAACCCCATGAACCCCGAGAGAATAAGAACCTTACCCGCCTTACGGTGGGGGATCTCTTTTCAGAGAGTGGTTATCGTTTATCGGTGGCACTTAACTAAAGCGGTGCTGTCCAGTAACGGTCCGCCAGATGGTAGCTGCCTTGTTTATCCCTATCCATCACCACAATGTTTAGGAGGGCTGGGTTATAGCCCCGTAATAGTTCGCTTTAATGGTGGTTTTAATGGTGAGTGGTCTTAAATCGTTATGGATGCCCCCATCGCATAACTAACCTAAAACCACCACTAAAACAAACTTAATCGGATTAGATCATACTTTTTAAAGGAGTGCAACAAAATGAGTAAAGCAGATAAAGATGCGCAGAAGTGGCAAGAGATGAACCAGGCAGCTCAGTACCGAGAATGGATCAGAGCAACGGAAACAGGTACGCCTTATTACATCAATCCTCAAGGCGATGTAGTGACTGAAAAGGACAATAATGCAAGTGTTAAGAATAAAGCCTGAAGAATCTTATCCTTGGCTTTTAGAAAAGCATTACGCTAAAAGAATCCCTCAGATCATGCACGCCTTTGGCTTATATGAAGATGGCAAGGGTTTAATAGGTGTTGTGACCTATGGCATACCCGCTTCCCCCCCCTGTGTATGGGGATCTGTGGCAAAGAATACGCTGATAAGGTGCTAGAGCTTAATCGTGTGTGCTTGATGGATAACACCAAGAACCAAGCCAGTTTTCTAGTGGCTAATTCCATCAAACTATTACCTAAACCCTCGATCATTGTTTCTTATGCTGATACTGGTCAAGGTCATGTAGGCTATGTTTACCAAGCTACTAACTTCATCTATACGGGACTGTCGGCTAACAGAGTGGATTGGGCAGTTAAGGGGTTAGAGCATAAGCACGCTAAGACCTTAGCTGATGGGAAAACACTAGAGCAGATCAAAGAGCAATACGGGGATGATTTTTACCATACTCAAAGATCACGCAAGCACCGATATATTTACTTTCATGGTGATAAGCGCCAGAAGAAAATATTAAACAGTTTATTGAAATACCCTGTAGAGCCTTATCCTAAAGGGGATAGCGTGAGATACGATTCAGGAAAGGAAGTCAGAACGCAAGGACTGTTGTTTTTTGGATAAATATTGCACTAATCGTAGTAATGTAGTAATGTTCTATCTGTAGTAACTGAAACCCTAACTATTTAATAAGGAATAATCATGGAATATTGCGTTAATTGCAAACACCTAGACCAAGACACTTTACAGTGCTTGTCACCCCAACGCCCTCACGATATGGTGACGGGACTACAAAAGAAAATGACAGCAAACAATAGCCGTAACTTACCCATAAGCGGATGCGGGGAAGATGCGAAGTGGTTTGCTTTTATTGAAGTAGAAGATCTTGACGATCTCTCAGCAATCCCTTTTGGTAAATAACCTAACTAATGGAGTTAATCATGGCAACAACTAAAAGCAAGATTACGCTTACAAGCAAAGACCTAGCAGAGCTTCAAAAGATGACACGCAAGGAAAAGGCAGAGCTAGACAATTTAAAGAATCTGATAGCTCGTCAAGATGATTTGATAGCCCAATTACAAGATGATGTGAACGATCAAAAGAATACTTGCGAAGTATTGCGAGATGAGTGCGGTCAATTAGAGGACAAGATCGAATCTTATCGTGAAATCATCAAAACTATTTTGGAGATCACAGAATGAACGATCAAGGAGATTTTGCACCAGAGATAAGGCGTTCCGCCATATGGTCAGGTGACAGTCGTAAGGTAGCCAATGGCAAGATGGTAGATGTCATCCTAGAAAAGCAAGGTAAGAAGGAGTTAAAAGACCTCTCAGGCGTGGAAGCAGTGCAGATGGGTCATGTCATGCAACCCTTGATTGGCAAGCTGGCTCAAGATCGTTTAAAGATGGAGTTAAAAGATGCTGATTATTCGATTACCCATTCAAAGCATACTTGGTTTAAATCTCATTTTGATTTCATTAGTGCTGATGGTGGTGTGCTTGTTGAAGCTAAAAACTACAACGCAGCAGTTCGCTCTAAGTTTGATCCCGACACTAATCGGATTCCTGATGCTGATTATGCACAACTTGTCCACGAAGCTACTTGCCACAATGTTAATCGGATCTTTTTGGCTGTTCTATTTGGTGGTCAAGAGTTTCATACCTTTGAATTTACTATTTCAGACCAAGAAAAAGATGATCTCATACAGAAAATGGCTACAGTTTGGGGTCATTGCCAAGCGGGTACGCTTCCGCCAGCAGAAACCATTGAGCAAACTAAGATCATTTACCCGTCATCCTCTACTGCGGTGGTTACGGCTACACAGCAAGTTGAGTTGGCTATCGCTCAGTTACGGGATGTCAAGAATCAGATTAAACACCTTGAAGCTACTGAGGAGCAGATTGAAGT